GGCGTACATTCCAGTACCGGGTCCGAGTCGAACGGATTCACCACAGATCTTATTGTGGTAGGGTCACCGTGCCCACTTCGCTCTTCCTTCTGCAGTTGGCGAGACTGCGCAGTAAAGGAACTACGACTCCGACGTTAGTCGTTGAAGTAGCTGTAATTACTTTCTCTTCTTGCCCGCGTTGCCCTTGCCTGGTGCTCCGTAGTTCTGCACGGAGCGTTGGCTTCTTGGGGTCTGTTGTTGGCGGGGAGTGCTCGGCGCACTCCGTGCTTGTACCTGTTTCGTGGCGGCGGCAGCAGCGCCAAGAGCACTAGCGGCTGCGGGACGACCCAAGGAATTGAGTATCGTCTGAGCCATGCCTACCATCGGGTAAGCCGCTGGGATCACAGTTCTTGCGACGTTGGATATCATGGAAAACCACTTACCAATATCGTTGTAGCCCTGCGGCACACCCGGCGGCAACTTGGCCGCTATCAGGTTGTACAACACAAGAGCGTTCGGATCGAACGCTGCACTCGGCTGAGCGAGTGAGAGCATCAGAGGGCTGTTTGCCGAGGGGAGCCTCTCGATGCCTACACGCCACGTGACGAGCAATGTGCTTTGTGGCGATAGGCCCGTGAAATAGGCCCCCGCGGTGTTCATCCTGCTAAAGTGCGTGGCCGGAATTGAGGTCGCTACTGGCACCGTCGTGAAATTGAGGTCGCTACCAAGGCCAGGCGAGGCAATACTGCCTGCACTGAAACCTGGTGCACCTGACGCGATGAAGCCAGAATTAGCCGAGCCTGTTGGCACGTTCTGTTGCAGAATATAGTTCCGCTGAGTCAACCCCTGGAATGGATTGTCCTGTTGAAATTTTGCAACGCAGTACACGCCGTCCTTGGCCGCCCACGAGTGCGCACTCGGCATGATCTTGGCCTCCTCCAAATTATTCGGAGGGCAACGAAAGATATTGACGCTCTCGTTGCGTGTTGCACTAACATCGGGGTCAGGGTTGGCAGTAAATCGGTGTATCTGCGAAGTCTGGTACTCGTTGCCGTACTCGTAACAGGTTACAGCGCCCTGCATGTGGATCATGGCCGTCGTGTTTACCACTTCGAAACCACTATACACAATACGATAGACGCAGTAGTCCTCCGGGTCCAGCTCAAAGTACTGGTCCAGCACGAGATTCTGCGTTTCATACCCACCCGCTGCCACATGTGGCATGTGACCCGGCGTGTACGTCATAGACGCACCCGGCGGGCCCGAGGAGGGGACGGAGTTGATGATGAGACCGTCGATTCGCGCAGTGCAGGTTTGTGTGAAATCAACGCCTGCGGCACCCCACGTCGATCCATTCCCATAAGGGTTGCTATGGACCGCAGTGTTGTAACCAGTCGTGGTGGATAAAGTCAACAACGAATTTGGCTTAGCCCAGTCAATCGGAGACGTCACAATGTGACAGTCCCAATTATGCCCAGCAGCAAGCCCCGGCGGTGCCGAAACTTCAACCGCTTGGTTGACTTTGACGATCACCGTAGCATCGGTGGATACGTCAGGGTAGCCTCGTAAGTGTTCGAGGGTGAAATCGTGAAACGGATCAAGCGATGACTTGACCCAATCGCACGCCTCTGGTGTGATCTGGCGCGCTTCGCACAACCCGTGCATGGGATCCTTCCCACGCACCATCTGGATCATGTCGCTCGCGCTCAGTTTGGCGTTCTGTTCCATTATAACGCCGGTAAAATGCCGCTTGCCTAAAAGGCGCTTGTTAACCACTGCTTAGGTGGTGGTAGCACGCAGTTCTTCGCGTACTCGGGGGGCCAACCCCTCACTGGAACTTACCGATTCGCCCACCACAGGATAACGGTAACGGGTTAGAGCTTTGCCCGTCCAGAAGTCACTCTGCGCGCTTACTTCCCCTTCTTCCCGGAGTCAGGGGGGTCGTCGCGCTTTTCCTCGAGCAGCCTCTTCAACTTCGCGCCTTTCGCGGATGCAACCGCGATTTTCTTTTGCGCGTTTGATGGCCCAGGTGTTGACGCACGCTTATGAGTAGCGAGGCGTTGGGCATCGTTGGCCGATGATGGCTGTGGATCGAGTAGAGATTTGATCGGTCCATCCACACGCACGGTTCCGGCGGGCTCGGCATCAGGATCCCAGTCCGGCGCAATGCGTATGGCGTCAATCTCCTCCCAAGTAGAGGCAACCTGAAGGGCTGCACGAACACCGGTCAATTCGGCCGATGTCATGTCGAGCTGCTTCGCGATTGCCTCATGCATGAGGGTGGTGTCGGCCACGGATGCTCCGCGGTGGACACCTCTCGCCACGCGATAAAACATGTCACGATCGTCGCGGAACAGCTTAGCGAAGCGTGAATCGCTGTTAACGATCTCGCGTACGTCAAGCTCCTCCCAAGCCCACTTAGTGAAGCGCCCATCGGTGGTTGGGCACATTCCCTCCTCTTCAGGAACGTAGGCTTGCAAATCGACGCCGTACAACCTAGCTACGGCTTGCAAATATTCACTCAGAACGGGCGTGCAGCAGTCCGTTGTCCAATACCCATGTAGCTTGAGTTCGTAACGCTCCTTCTCGCTATTCTTGGCTACGGATAGCTTCCGAATCGCTTTCAGGACGTCACTATAGGACGCGGTGGAGATGTTGGGTGCAGGGTAGTACCTCCCGAGAAAGAAGTAAGGATCGTCGGGTGTATTGTACGTAACCTTGAGGGTCGAAGTTCCCTCGTGCACCATTCCAATCGCCTTTGTGATGTAATCGGCCGCTTTTCCCCATATGAGGTCGATGATGCCGAGCATGTGCATGCCAATGCCATCGTCGCCAAACTTGGGGCCAATGACAAAGTAAGGTATCTGATACACATTGTTGAACGAGTAGGGTGCACGCTCGTCTACAGGCATAGCTTCCCACTCTGCTGTGGTGCGCCAGCCATTGAGGTGCGACTTGACCCACGTGCTAACCGACAGGTCGGGCTTCCCGCTACCCTCCGCAAACTTAACGGTGCGGGTGGAATACGACTCCAAATACTTGTGGAGCTTGGAGGAAGTCAATTTCGACCAGTCGTAGGGCTTCTCGCCACTACGCTCGTGCTCGCTCATCGCAATCGCGAAGCAGGAGTTGACGAACTCCTCGAACGCACAGAAGAAGGTGTTGAGTTCCGTGGTTATGCCCGACCCGCTGTTATTCTTCCAGCCGGTCTTAGCGAGCATCGAGCCGATCTCAGTGATGAGGTTGACGTTGTCCATCAGAATCTTCTCCACTCTCCCTTTGTCGCTCGCAAGGGTGAAGTACAGTGTGAAGGTGACGAAGTAGCGGTACATGTCCTCGCTGTAAGTCTCGTCAAGCTTCGAAAAGTCGGTATCATGCGACCCACTGTTCTTGTAGCGGTCCTGCCGCCCACTCCTTGGATCTTGCACCTCACTGGCCACCTCCGCAACGCGCTGAACTGCGGCGGCGATCTCGCCAGGGGTACTCCCAGGTTGGTACCACGCCGTACTCTTGAGTATCTCCTTCACCAGGAGGCCGACGAGGCCAGTTTCGATGGCGAGGTCCTCGTTGTACTGCGTGACCCCCCGCGGGGCTACAGATGCCTTAGGCACCACTTCCGTCTTGAGGTTTGTGGTGGCATTGCCCTCCTTGAAGAGGTTTAGCATGTTGAATGTTTCCAAACGAACAGCAGCATTACCGACACGTCTCTCATAAATCACGGAGCGATCCTGCAGCCCCACTGAGTCCTTTGCCACACCAGTTTCCTGGCTTACCAGCTCACAGAACTTGATCACGAGACGATCCATGACCTTCTTCAGTTCGACAGGAATTTTGGTTTTGTTCGCGTAAGCGTCCTTCCGTTTCTCCTTGTAAGCAGTAAATGCGGCTTCAGACCCAGTGTCAGCCACGCCAGGCGCGCCACCAGCAATATTTGGCGCGGCCGGCACGGCCGACCCCGTCTGCGCAACGTCTTGCACAACCTCGCCTGGCCCGACGGCAGAGGTGTACATGATATTGGGTAGCGGGCGATATGCGATTGGGATTTTGAAGTATGCTGCAACGATCGCTTCGACGCCTCCCTCGCGCCAAATCTTCATTCGCTGCATCACCCTGCGCACCTCGGACAGGCCGTAGCCACTTGCTCTCCCGTTGGCCATTAGCACAAAGTCCTTATAGTCGAGCTCGCTCATCTCGACTGAGGTGTTTGGCCCGACCGTACCAGCGAACTTGATGCTGACGATCGGGTTTTCGATAGTACCGAACATGCCGACAATAAATCCTTCGGCAATTGGGGCTCCCGGCACGTTTACGTAGGCAACATTGTCTGCCTTGCGCAACTCCGTGGCGGCCAATCTTGTCCCAGGTAAAAACTTAGCGTACAATTTGGTAATGCACGCATGGGACACGAACACCGTGGTCTGCGGGCAGAGCCAGACAAACTTAACGGTAGTTCCGGGCTGGTACTGTGTGTGTACATTATAGGAGGTGAAGCCAACACCTCCACGATGCTGAATGTACACAAGATCATTCTCACTGTAGTTCCAAGGGCGTTGGTCGGTGTACGCCGCACCACACACATCGCCCACGCGTTCTGTCACGCTCACCACATGCCCGCCACCTTCGCGCTCCTTGGCAGTGTAGTAGTAAGTTGAATCCGGACCGCGACCCGCGAGTTTATTGTACTCTCGCGTGATGATTACGATCTTTTGGCCGGAGAACGCCGACAAGTCGTCGATATAGTAATCCTGATCGACGATGGTGATGACCTTGTCGTGGGTGTTAGGGTCGCTTGGATCGGCGTGCATCAAGTCCTTGATGTCGAAGACAGGACGCTCGCCGGTCGTTGATTGCAGATCGCGCGCTGCAGAACTGATGCTCGTGTCGAACATCTTGAAACCTGCGTTAGCGAGATAGCTCCGCAGCTGCCTTACGGCCATTTCGCGCGACTCACCCGCAACGGGGTGATTGCCTCGATTGCGCTCGACCGCTTTCTCACTGACCCCTTGCGGCACAAAGGCTAGTGCCGCGCAACGGAAAACAGAGTGTCCATTGCATTTCTGGGTGTCAGGTCGCTGACGGCGAGATGTGCTCTCAAAAGCATGCGAGTAGATGTTGTGGCGGAGGAACGCAGAGATGCATCGTCTCATGCGCTCTTGGCTCTCCCCACGGTTCGCCATGTCGGTCAAGTAAGCTTGCCACTTCCAGAACGGTATAGCGGCCGTCTGGCGTGTGCGAAACTCGTTTTCTAGCCAGCGCTGCGCGATCGAACTTACGGGCAAGCCGCAGAACGATATTTCGCGCGACGCAACTCGGGCTAGCGTCGACATCCAGTCTATCCCCTTCGAGCCGGCGAACTCGAGCGCGAATCGTCGCGCTTCGTCGGTGTCGGGGTCGAGTGCCTCGAGCATGTTGCAAGCAAGGGTCGTAACGAGCCCTTTAGCCTGCGGCCGAGGGATGCTAATACCGCTACGACGATTGATCGTGTCGTCTTCGCGTTGTTTAGCATAGCGCTGAGGGAGAGTCAGACTCTCCCAGTCGATATCACCGCACGCTGAGTGCGGTGCCATACTTTTACAGTCAGCACCTGCAGATGGTGCCGGAACCTCTTGTGCGACTGCAGTAGCCGCCATCGATGGCCCCTCCGATACAATTCCGGTCTTGACGGCTTTCTCCCTTTCGGAAGCACGCCGGCTCGCTTCTGCATCAAGGCGAGACTGCTCGGCAACGCGATCTTGCAGCACCTTTCTCGATTGGCTCAGTGAAGAGACGTTCTTGCCAGATGCGGCATCGAGTGCCTCCTGCTCGAGAGCACGGCTCGCGAGCAGGTGGAGGGGTGTTAGCTCCTCCAGGTCGGTCTGGATTCTCATCCTATCCGACTGCGACAAGCCCCATAGGGCATCGGCGAACCAACGGGGTCCGCCGCCGGTGTGGGATGCGCTGACCTCACCGGAAGCACGTGCGAGGTTACTCGACATGCTTTAAGCTGCGATGCGCGGTCCGCTGGCGCCTGAAAGGCTAAGGGGACTTGGCGCTACGCTGCCAGGGGGTAACCACTGCTTAGGTGGTGGTGGTACAGAG